TCCTTCTGACCTCCGGGGTTGTTCGACAGGCTGAACGTGTGACCGCCGAGGAGATCCGTATGTTATCCCAAGAGCTTGAGGCTTCCCTAGGTGGTCTTTACTCGCTCCTAGCTGCCGAGATGCAATTACCATTGGTGAAGCGCATTATGACGGTAATGCAGAAGAAGAAGATGTTACCTAAGCTGCCGAAGGACTTGGTTAAGCCAGTTATTGTTACTGGTGTTGAAGCCCTTGGTAGAGGCAACGATCTCTCCAAGCTCGATCTATTCCTTGCTGGTGCTGCACAGGTCGTCGGACCGGAAGCTATCGGACAGTTTGTTAATGTGGAGAACTACTTCAAGCGCCGTGCTACTGCGTTAGGCATCAAGACCGAGGGACTTATTAAATCCACGGAGGAGATGCAGCAAGAAGCACAGATGCAACAGATGCAACAGATGACTGAGAAGCTCGGACCCTCCGGTATTAAAGCCTTGAACGATCAGGCGTTGGCCGGTAACATGCCCCCAGTCGAACCACAAGAATAACTATGGAATCCGTTACGTTTAGCGAAACAACTGAGCAGGAGAATATCTCTCTTGAGCAACAAGATGCCCTACAGAAGGAGCAGTCACAGCAACAACCCGAGGGTGACGATACTCTCGAGGTGACCGAAACACCGGACCGCCCTGAGTGGCTACCGGAGAAGTTTGATAACCCGGAGGCTTTAGCAGACGCTTACAGCACACTCGAAAAGCAGTTCCACGAGAACAAAGACGAGCCTACCGAATCCGAAGAGGAAACACCACCTCTACAACAGACACCCGAGGTTGTTAACCAAGCTGTGTCCAGTGCCTCCGAGGAATACTTGGAGAAGGGTGAGTTATCCGAAGACACCTATAAGGCGCTTCAGGAGAACGGTATCCCCAAGGAGATGGTTGATATGTATGTTAATGGCTACGAAGCCGTGAACTCTCAACAACAAGAATCCTTAATGAACGAGGCTGGTGGGCGGGAAAACTATGAAGCCATGTCCGAGTGGGCAGCCACATCTTTAACCGACCAAGAGCAGGAGGTGTATAACAAAACAATCGACAGTGGCGATCCTAACGCTGCTACTATGGCGATTCGTGGACTCTATGCTCGCTTTCAATCTGATGGCGGGAATCCGGTTTCTCTCGTCCAAGGGGACACCTCTGGAACCTCAGGGTCTATGCCGTTTAGTTCCTCTAAGGAGATGACTATTGCGATGCAAGACCCACGCTACGGCTACGACAGTAAGTATCGTGAACAGGTCGCACAGCGTATCTCAGTAACAACCGCATTCTAATTATGACTACCCTTATTAACTACATCACTAACAACACTCAAGAACTGATTGGTGCGCTCTCAATGATCGTTGCCGCTTGTTCAGCCATCGCTGCCCTCACACCCACTCCTGTGGACGATGGGATCGCAGCCAAGCTTCTTAAGATTGTTGACTTCCTGGCTTTGAACATCGGCCGCGCAAAAGATAAATAACCCCCGTAAAACACTCGCGCCGCATGTCTGTGTCTCTGCTAGTTAAGTTATTAATTTCCTTTCCGAAACTAGCGGAGGCATTTCGTAGCGTCATGGATGCTTATGAAGAAAGCTTATATGCGAAACGTCACAGTAATATGCGTGATGTTATTGACGACTGGATGCAGTCCGAATCTTCGTCCGACACGCCTCCCTTACTTTTTAGAGAGACTGGACCAACAAAACTTTACCCCAACCCAGAAACAGACGGTGGGGGAGATGTTACATTACATCAACGATTTAGAGAACAATGTCCGATGATTGGGATTGATTGTCCCTATGCTCACGGATACAAGGCACCTTAGCCTCCACTACCTTTTCTGTTACTTCACACCTCCCGTTCGGGACTACTGTGTCGATAACACAACCACTTTTTTCACCATTATCACAAGCCGCCTTAGGTAGCTTGGTGGTGTTTAAACCAAAAGTCATCATAACGATAGACTCCCCCGAGGCCGACGATGCGACCCACTTCTCTGTGGATACTCAATAACTCCGAACCCGGTTACGGACATATTACAATGAGGACAACCTTAACAACAACAACTAAAGAAAACCAAATATTATGGCTAACGGAAATACAACGGCGTCCCGCTTGGGACAAGTTAACGTAGCAGGTGATGTAGATGCTTTGTTCCTAAAGGTGTTCTCGGGAGAAATCCTGACCACCTTCGAAGAGTTCAACGTGATGAAAGGACTTCACACGATGCGCACTATCGCGAACGGAAAGTCTGCTCAGTTCCCTGTAACTGGCATTGCTACTGCTAAATACCACACACCTGGTGAGAACATTGCTGACGGTGAGAACTCTTATCTGAGTTCCATTAAACACGCTGAGAGAACCATCAACATTGATGATGTTCTTATTGCTTCAACCTTCATCGCAAACATTGATGAGCTTAAGAACCACTACGATATCCGCAGCATTTATGCTCAGGAACTCGGTAAGGCTCTTGCCAAGCGATTCGATCTTGCAACCATGAAGACCCTTGCTGCTGCTGCGCGTTCTGCTACTACCATTACTGGTGGTAAAGCTGGAATTACCATCAGCCGTGGAAGTGGTGCTTTGACTGGCGCAGGGATTCAAGCTTCCCTGTTCTCTGCGGCTCAAAAGCTCGATGAGAACGACATCCCTGATGACGGAGCGCGTTTCGCTATCCTGAAACCAGCCGATTACTACACCTTGATCGCCTCTGGTGAAGAGGTTGTTAATCGTGACTTCGGTGGTCGGGGTGATGTTGCTTCTGGTCGCATCCCAATGGTTGCCGGAATTAACCTCTACAAGTCCAACCACCTTGCCGATATTGATGTGACCGAGGCTAGTCAGGACCAAGATGATGATAACGCCAACAACGATGTCTTTGGTGGCAGCGGAACTGGTTACAACGGAACCCTTAACTCTACTGATATCGTAGGTGGACACCCATCAGCTATCGGAACTGTTAAGCTCCTTGACCTTGCTACCGAAAGCGACTACAAGGTCGAACTACAAGGAAGCCTATTCGTAGCTAAGTATGCTATGGGCCATGGCGTCCTTCGTCCTGAGGCAGCTTTTGAAATCACTGTCTAAGCCACACCCTCAATAAAACCCAACGGCCGCACTCCTGTCTTCGGATAGGGTGCGGCCCTTTCTCTTTCAATTACTATGGCTACCCTTACCTCCAAACTCGACGCTGTTAACACCATGCTCGGTTACGTTACTGAAGCACCAGTTAACTCTATCGCTAACACCACTGCTCTTCCTCCTTCGGCGGCACTAGCTAAGGGTGTTATTGACGAAGTGTCCCGCGAGGTTCAACAGGACGGATGGCATTTTAATACAGCCCGAGACTACACCTTGGAAGTCAACGCTTCTAGCAAGTTTGTGTTACCCGACAACGTCCTTCAAGTGGACTCCGTCGATAACAACTATGATGTAGTCCAACGAGGCACCACATTGTTTGACCGCAAGAACTACACCGACACATTCACTGTCGATGAGCTTAAGGTTAACATTACTTTCCTACTTGAATACGAAGAGCTGCCCGAACAAGCTCGACGGTTCATCGCCCTCAAAGCATCACGGATGTTTGCCAATCGACTTATTGGTTCCCGTGAGATTGAGGCACTTATTTATCGTGATGAGATTCGCGCCAAGGCATCTATGGAAGAAGCTGAAGGTCGTAACTCAGACCGAACAATTTTCGACAACTACGACACCGCCTCACGCATCGGCATCAATCGCCGTATTGATATTGCTTAATCACAATGGCTAACATAACAACAACCATCCCTAACCTCATCCAAGGGGTCAACCAACAGTCACCTCAAGTGCGCTTGGCTGGTCAATGTGAGGAGCAGCTTAACGGTCTTTCCACCGTTACCAAAGGACTCACTAAGCGTCCACCGGCTCGGCTCATTGCTAACCTAGGGGACGCTGCCTTAGAGGGGGACTTCATTCACTTCATCAACAGGAGTGAGACGGAACGGTATGTTGTTGTTATGGAACACCGTACCACCGGTAACGGCACAGGTGTTATACGGGCTTTCAACCTCGAGACAGGCAATGAGGCGACCATTGAAGGCGTCACCGGAGGACACACAGTTAGCAGTGACTACCTTAAATTAACTACATCTAACAAAGCTCACGAGCAGATCAAAGCACTCACGGTCGGAGACAGCACCTTCCTTCTGAACACTGAGGTTACTGTTGGAAAGACCACGGAGCAGTCAGAGACGCTTGATGCGTCCCGTGCGTTGGTGTTTGTTAAACAAGGCGACTTCGGTAAGAAGTATGGTCTTAAGTTCAGAGAGAAAGGAACCTTTAGCGGTGGGGGAGCTAGATTCAGTGTTACTTGGGACGTTCAAGCCATCGGGTCTCATGGGATGGTTTCTTCTCGTACGTATAGTCTTGCACCAAACTCCGTCAGTATTCTTTCAGGAGGAAGTGGCTATACGATCGACGACGAACCAACCTTAGAGTTTCCCGCGAATATCAAATGGGAGGTAAGACCTGAGTTTGATGTTACTGTTGATGCAACTGGAACTGTCACTGGGATCACCTTACTGCATCCTGGAAGAACCATTCCTTACACGGACTCGCAGAGTTTCGCGACGACTATCGAAAGTTCGGAACCGTTTGATGAAGTTTACGTTACATCCCTAAAAGCTACAGGTGCTACTAATGACGCTTCCGACACTACACGCATCTCTACGGGCTTGACGTTAGCTCTTCGCGGCACTAATCCCGTGGGATATGTGGAAGCCACCGGTGCTAGCTCCACAACAAACACCAACGTCACCGCCACTTACACCACAAAGGACAAAGACGGATCTATCCTTATCAACAGGAACGACGGTCAGAACTTCTTCCTTGAAGCATTCGACGGTCTTGCTGGTTCTGGCTTAGGGCTAGTCCACAAGGAAGTCGATGCGCTGTCCGATCTACCTGTGCGTGGTCCTGATGGGTTTCGTGTGGCGGTCAGGGGCGACGCTGACGCTAGTGAGGACGACTACTATCTCCGCTTTGAGACGAACGATGGTCAAGCCTTCGGTGAAGGTGGATGGGCGGAGGACGTAGGGCCTTCTCTCAACGTGGCTCTTGATCCCGAAACACTTCCACTACAACTCGTTAACACCGGACCGGATACCTTTACAGTTAACACCACCGGATGGTCGAAGCGTAAAGTCGGTGACGATGATACCAACCCCTTTCCCTCCTTTGTAGGCAAGAAGCTCAACAACTTTGTATTCTTTAAGAACCGCTTGGGCTTCATCTACGAGGACTCGGTGGTGCTATCCGAAGCCAGTGAACTCTTTAACTTCTTTAGGACCACTGTCAGGACTCTCTTGGACACCGCCCCGATTGATGTTACTTCAGCAACCGCGAACGTCACCAACCTCCGAAGCAGTGTAGCGTTCCAAGAGAACCTGTTATTGTTCGCTGACCGTGGACAGTTTGTTCTTAAGGGGGACCCCCTCACTAACGAAACAATCACCCTTGAGGCTGTCACCAACTACGATGTCAACACAGCTGAAGATCCCCTTGCTGTTGGCTCTTACGTCTACTTCCCTTTCAAGCGCGGTAACTTCCTTGGGATGCAAGAGTATTCTCTCAATGCCACCACGGATGTTTACGACTCGGCCGACATCACCACACAGGTTCCGGGATACATCAACAAAGGTAACATCCTAGTAACATCAGGGTCCTCGGCAACAGATCTCATTGCTCTTAGCACTGGAGGTGACACCATCTACGTCTATAAGTATTTCTTTAACGGACGAGAGAAGGTTGTTAGCTCATGGAGTAAGTTCAAGATGCCCTTCAATGTTCTCAGTCTTGAGTTCATCAATAGCTCCTTGTTTGTTATTGGAGACAAAGACGGTAACACCTTGTTGACTGAGATGAAGTGTGAAGAGCTAAGATTCGAGGAGGACACCGTTAATGGATTCACGGTTCACCTAGACATGCTCAAGACTCACACGTTCGGAGGAGCCGAAACATCCCTTCCCACGAACACCTTGATTAACCTAGGGTTCATTCCAGGTTCTGAGGATGTGGTTGAAGTCTACGATAAATATGGTAATCGAGTCACTGTTAACTTTGTCAATGGTGACCAAGTAAACATCCAATCATACAACCGGACGTGCTTCACAGGCGTCCAATACAAACTCGAATACACCTTCAGTGAGCCGGTGTTCAAACAAGGCAACCCGCCAGTATCCTCTGGTCTTGCTCGTATGATTCTTCGTAACGGCTCCTTGTTCTTCACGGACGCCGTGGACTTCCAAGTAGAGGTAACACCCATTGCACGGGACAAGCGTATCTTTACCTATAGTCCTAACGTCATTAACATCACCTCTACGGACACGCTTCTTTCGCAAGATGGGAAGTTACGTTTCTCGATCTTTACACAAGCTAAGGATTCGATTATTAAGATAGTCAACTCCAGTGCATTTGCATCCAACTTTCAATCCTGTGAATTCGAAGCCAACGTCCATACCCGTTCAACTAGAATACAATAACGTCTACATCCGATCCGCACGAAAGTCTGACTGTGATGAGGTGGGTGCTAACATGCGCCACATCGATAGGCTGGAATGTTTATGGACACACGGGTCGTCCCCCACACAGGCCCTCTTGCTGGGCTTGAAGCAGGACTACCACACGTGGACCATTTGTGACACAGATGACCACACCCCCTTAGCTTGCTTTGGGATCGGTGAGCTTATCAAGGATGAAACCAACTACATCTGGTTGTTATCTACCGAACGGTTACTCACGGTGGCTGGCTTTGAGTTTGCGAAAGCAAGTAAAGTCTGGCTTCACTTTATTGTTAATCACTACAAACTACCTTGTGTCAACCAAGTTCACACCCACAACACCACCACCGTCCGATGGCTTAAATGGTGTGGTGCGGACTTCTCCGAAGACGTCTCATCAGGCTTCCTTTCCTTTCAAATAAACCCCTCTTAGAACCTAACATAATATGTGTCTCCCCGTCGCTATAGGCATAGCTAGTGCTGTCTCCTCCTTCGCTGCTCAACGCTCGGCGGCCAACGCTCAAGAAAAAGCTCAATCACAAGCCTCTGATGCTGAACAAGTTAGAGCTGGACGCGCTAATACAGCCATCCGACTGAGGGAATCACAGGAGGGCATAGCTCGCTCCCAGCGCACAGAAGTGGCACAGGTGCAAACCATGGAGGCAAAGGCCCGAGCGCGTCTTATTGCTCTCACCGAGTCAGGGGTGGCGGGGATGTCCTTGACGAGGATCACAGATCAACTCTCAGCTAAAGAAGCTACTTACCTTTCCTCGGAAGATCGACAGCAGGGACTACAATCCCAGCAAGTGGGCCTCGAGTTGGAAGAAGGAGCCATCCGTTCACGCATGAATCAACTTCGAATCAATCAACCCATCAAGAAAGCGAACCTCTTGGAATCCGCCCTCCAAGGGCTACAGACCGGAATGTCGGTGTCTCAAGTGTTCCCCTCAAAACCCTAATCTGGTATGACCAAAGAAGATCTTCAAAAAGCCTTAGCTAAGGATAAACGGGAAATAGTTGATGTTAATTTAGGCCAGATCCCCATCCGCCCGACGATTGGTCGAGGTGGTCAATACAGCGTCCAAGTTCAATCGACTCCCAAAGAGAGCGCGTATACCCAACTCTCCACCGCTCTAAACCAATTCCCACAGCTTGCCGGTCAATATAAGAACCTCCAACAAGCCCAAGGCGTCGCGGAAGTTCAAGCGATGTCGGTTGCCGAACTCGAGGAACTCGCAAAGAAGGGTGATGAGGGAGCGAAAGAAACTCTATTAAACCGGTTCAAGAAGGAAGCCATTGATGAGGAGCTTTACAACCAGCTCTACGAAACAAAAATCGGTCCCGCCTTAAAGGAGCAGGAGCGCGTCTTAAGTCAAATGCCAATGGCTCAGATGGAAAAAGATTTCTTTGAAGATGCTAATGGTGGCGCTCTCAACTCTGAACAAGTCACACAAAAAATCAGTGACTCATATTCCGCTGCGATTCCTGACTACATTCAGACGATGGTGGACGCCACACCTAACCAATCTCTCTTACACAACAGACTACTAAGACAGATCCCCGGATGGTCTTCTCGGTCTATAGCAGTGATGGACACCAAGCGCCAAAAATGGATTAACGACAGTGCTTTGGCTGGTATTGATTCTTCCCTTAACCAAGGGTTCAGCGATAACTCAGGTCTCCTTGAACACGGGGACACGAATGTTGAAGTAGAAGATGATGCAGGGATCTCTCAACTAACACAACAGGACGGTTTCTCAATGCTTCCCCCGATGACCGGAGAGGATGAGACAGAGAAACCTCCGGTTCTTAAAACCGATCTAAGTGTGTATTCGCCTCAAAAAGGTGGAAAACTCCAGAAGATGGAGGGAGGTCTGAAGTCATCGAAACCAGGATCAGACGGGAAAAGCATCGTAAGAACTCTAGAGGACTTCCGCAAAGACCCAGAAAACACAGTTGTTACTGTTGCGGGTAACCCTCAGTTCTATGGTCGTCGTTATGTGGTCAAACAAATGCAATACGAAACAGCGGACGGGAAGCAGTACACGCTGACTAATGTTCCGGTGCTAGTTCATGATACAGGTGGACGCTTTACGAACTCTCCCGAAGGACGCTTTGATGTGCCTGTTGAACAGGATACTGACAACCGAACAATGGCAATCAACCAAGGCCTGTTAAAAGGGATATCCTTCATCAGAGACCAAGGGAACGAGACCGAAAAGGGAACACCAGTAAAACTAAAAGCAGCCGACGTCACCGCACAGCGCAAGGCGGACATAGCCTTTAAGATGCACAGCGCCAGCATGAGCATCATGGACACCATTAAGAGTACGCACATCGCGCTTCTCGATAGGCCCGGAACCAACTTCAAAAATCCCGATGTCGCCCGTGGAGCTGTATACCAGAGAGCGGAGCGTCACCTAGCGGATATGATCCTCGACGGACAGCATGTCCAAGTTAACACCTTTATTGAGATGGCTCGGGAGAATAAGGGAGGCGAGTTCTCCTTAGATGGTAACGCCCTACCACCGGATATGCTAACCAGCCTTGAACTAAAGGTTCGCGCTCAAGAGAACTACATTAACAATTCCAGTGACACCGAAAGAACTGAGGCCGATAAAGAATTAACCCTAGAGTTTAGTAAAAGGTTAGCGGTTCTCGCGACCACAGCTAGTCAAGGGTCACCGAAAGAAGCGGAGGAAGCACTACTGGCGGTCGAGCAAGAAGCCCTTGGAGCCTTCGGAGCCGGTGATCTCAGCAAAGAAGGACTGAAGGAGTTCATAAAAGCTCGAGACGAATTTTCGGACAGCATCGGTCGTTCCGCAGGGACGAGCTGGGGTGGACTATTTCAAACCGAAGGATTTAAAGATCAGCTCGCAACACTCCTCGACCCACGGGCGGAGTATAGCAGCACTAAGCTCTCGGAGACTGCCTTATTGGCAGTGGCTCAAAAGAATAACATTGATCTTAGTTCGCTACAAGAACCCGACGATTTTGATGATTGGTCCGGCCCTAAGAAGGTTCGCTGGCTGGCAATCACCAACGGCATTACTTCGAAAGCCAGATCACAAGCCATTTACCTGACTACGGAAAAGTTAGCGCGGCGCTATCAAGATGCAGCGGAACGAGACCCGACTAAAATTCTAACATTCCCAGCTCGTAATGAGGAAGGGGAAGCAATTGTTGATGAGAATGGGGACCCGACCTATATCAACGCGCAACAACTGTATCGAAATACCTTGGACGAAACCTATAACACCGAGTTAACAAGGTTACTTCAGGACACTACGGAACAACAGAAACTCATTGATAATGCAGCCCTTATCAGAGGGAAAGCCAGCGTCTCCGTAGGGGAAACTGAGCTAGACCGTAGAGTGGAAGCGGAAGCACTTGAAGAGGAAGTGGGAAGGGATGACTTTCTCGACAGTTCTGGTAAATCAACTAGAGCGCGGGGCGGGGAAGCGCCTAGTGACTTCCTCAACCGCTGGGTAAAGACAGCTCAAAACCCTGTAGCCTTAAGTCTGATGGCCCATCAGACCCCGCCTGATCAGTTAGCGAAGGATATTGAAAATGTCTCTTATCGAATGAATCAGAAATACATGACATCCGTAGCAAAAGCAATGCAGAAGGCGAAAAACGCTAAGGACGAAGTAGGGATACGCAGTCAATTCATCGCTCAAACTCAGTATATTGGACTCCCTATGGACATGCACGAAGGGGCAATGGTAGTTGAAACACCGACGACAGGGGGATATAACTACAACTATATACTCGGAACTACCAACACCTTTCTCCCTCGGAAGTCAATCAACCTCAATCAAGATAGTCGTTACTCTAATGTATCAACCGCTAAATCTCACGTATATAGTTACTCTGCTACACGTGAAGCAGGTTATGCAAAGCCTAATTACACTAAGCTAGATACCCTTTATGATATACACTTTAAAGGACAAGAAGATACATATACTCGCGAAACTTTCTATGCCGACCAAGTCGCCCTCGGAAAAGAACTGAACATCATTCCCAATAACACCAACTTTACCGAATCACAATAACACATGAGCCTTTTTCGCCCTATTCCCCCACAATCGGTCAAGGACTTCGCCACGACTTCCTTTGGTGGTGCCTCTAGTCCCTTCAGTGCTTCGTCCTCTTCTGAGTCGTTCGGTGCTAGATCTGCGGATGACCCCGACTACGAACACTTAGGACTCAATGACGAACCCGAGGAGGAGGACGTGAACATGTTTGGAGACATCGCTCAAGGAGTCCTATCAGGAGCCTCAGAAGCAGTGCGTTCCGGTGTCGGTCTTCTGGACATGGTTATGATGGACGTCCTGCCGGATGAATGGCACGAAGACCCTTATTTCGACAAACCCCAAGGGACAGCAGGACAGCTGGCCTCTGGCTTAACACAATTCGCGACAGGGTTTTTCCCAGCCTTTGGTGCGTTAAGTTTGTTAGGGAAAGCAGGGAAAGCCGCTTCCATCTTTAAGTTCAGTGAAAAGACCGCCAAAGGTTTAAAGGGCTTTAGTGCAGGAGCTATCGCCGACTTTGCCGCCTTTGATGGACATGAGCAACGCTTAAGCAACATGCTTGCCGGTAATGTTGGAGCCGCTAATACGGTCGCCGAATACCTACAGGCCGACGAAGACGACGATGAGTTGGAAGGACGCTTAAAGAACGTCATTGAAGGAGCGATGGTTGGTGGTGCAATTGGTGGTGTTATCGCCGGTATCAAACACCTCAAAGCCATTAAGAAATACGACGGTTCTCCTGAAGCAGCCGCAAAGGTCGAAGCGACGAAACACGCTAAGGATGCGGTTGATGTTATTGATGGAAACGCTACGGAAGCCGGTATCAAATCACTGGGTGACGTAAAGAAAGCGGTGGAAGAATTAGATCCCGAGGATGCCGTGGATACGCATGTCCCCGATGAAGGAGTTCCCGATGCCGAAGGATTGCCGGATGTATCAAAACTCCAAGCACCGATCAGTGGACCACAAGCACTTTACCAAAACAAATACATAGTAACTCAACTTTCAAGTGGCGAATCTTTGGAGGAGCTAGAAGACGTAATGGCGGATATTGTGCCGAAGTTACTCGCAAAAGAAACCCGCACCAAAGAAGCCCTTGCCGCTTCCATGATCCAACTAGCCGAGCTACGAGGAATGGACTCCGCACCGATTGCCAAGGCGATCCGTATGGGACTACTTGATACCGACCGAGGTGTGGAGTTAATGACCGAGGCAGCTTTGATACAACAAGTCGCCTTCGCTGGATCAAAGCTTTCCTTCGACCGGACCGTGGGATACGCGCTTCAGTTGGAAGAACTTATTGCCAGTGGAGCTAAACAACTTGATATTGATGAACTGACGTTACTCGCCGAAAGTGAAACAAAACGATTGGAGTTCTTCACCGCCAAACAAGCATCAATCGGAACCGGAGCTTCGGATATTTTCAGAGGGCGGCAAGCACGGAACATTGAGGGAATCCAGTCGCTTATTGGTAAGGACACCTTGGACTCCGAATCGACACGACTACTGGACGACTGGGAGAAAGCTAGCGCCATAGACGCTGATGACGTAGGATTGGAAGCACTCAACGACATCCGAATCAGGAAAATCGATGAGGAGGTCGCTGGCACTCTCAAGGACATGGATGATGTTACTCCTGTCTCCGCTGACGATCTGGGTGCAATCAAAGACAAAGCCGAGGGAATCGCGGCGAAGCGAACGAAAGAAATCGGAAGACTTCAAAAGCAACTTGATCAGAAACGTCGTCGTTCGCAAAAGATCAACGAGATGTCCCCTGAGGAAATCAAAGGCACTGCTAAAGATCCGGGCAAACCAGACCCAAAGAGTCCCGAGGTAGAGAAACTAGATCAGGACATCCGTCTCTTACGCGACCAGATTAAGCACCACGACCAAGCGTTTAAGGATGAACAGTCAATCATTACGTTACGGGAGGAGGAGTATTATATCGATAGCCCGAATGTCAGTGATGCTGCTTATCAAAAGCGTCTGGACGCGAAGCAAGCGTCTCTTGAACGGCTTAGGAAATTGAAAGCCACGCTGAAACCAGGTGAGGCCAACTCCGCCGTTAAACAGCTAAAAGAACTTCTCAAAGTCAAAGGAGCAGCGAAGGGGAAAAGAGCGAAGGCCGCCAAACAGTTGGATGCAATGCGACGTGACTTGTTGGATGGGAAGGTAGACGCTAAAGGCAAACCTCTTCCGGCGTCTCTCAAGAACGACCCCGAGCTACAACTTATTTACGACAAGATCACCTCCGCACGTAACATGCTTAAGGAGGAGAATAGCATCCAAGACGTCATCAAAGAGGTCCAAGAGTTATCAGAACTCACTGACACTCAGTTCCTTACCTTACAACGAACCCAAGCGGCTCGTAACAAACGCCTCAGCAATCCGAAGACGGCACTGGCTGATCTCCGTAAGCAGCGGAACGAATACATCAAGAACAGAAACGAGTCTATCAACAACGCCGGGACGGGTGTAACCACGAAGCGAGCGTATGCCGACTGGCTTAAGTCAAGGCCCGGAGACAAAGAGAAGGGCTTCAAGAAGTATATGGAGCGGGTGATATACGCCGCGGACAGTGAAACACCTTTGGCTGCTTTCCAGCAAGGCGATGAATTAGCCAAGATGAGTGGATGGAGAAAGTTCGGCAACCTCGGCGCTCGCTTGTTCCAACGTAACTTAATCTCAGGAGCATCAACCTTAACAGTGAACGTAGGGATTCCGCAGACGATGAAGTTCCTGAAACGCATGGAGTTGATCGTGGGTTCGGGCATCAGGAGAGGATTAGGAGACCCTGATCAAAAAGCTGTCTTTGATGAGGCTTTGGGCTTACACGGGACTGTGGCGGACGATCTTCACGTTGCGATCCGAGCAGCCGCTAAAGGCGCTCGAACTCAGAGTGATGTTGTTACTGGAGGTGCCTCGCCGTTCATGGAATCCACCAAAGGCGCACCGATGGATGCCATGGACCCACGGATCTGGGGAGTGGACGAGAACACCACGGGCGGTAAAGCGCTGAAGTGGGCAGGGACTTACTTTAATTGGCCTTTCGCCGCTAACGCTGGAGGTGATGCAGGTAACAAAGCCCACGCCGCTATTAAACGTCTGAGGATGGAACTAAGAGTTCACCTGAAGACCGACAAAAACTGGTCTACGAAACCACCCGAAGCCCAAGAAGCGTGGGTGGCGTCCATGATGAAGAAGGCGATTAGCCGAGACGGTGAGCTGTATAACGAAAGTCGACTACTAGCTAAACTAGGGAAGACAGCACGAGATAACATCATCAACAAGAAAACGAGCTTGGCGGACAATCCCATGGCCATCGCTGACGAACACGTGCGACTGACTAACGAAGCCAAGGACCAGTTCATCAACGACCAGAATGTCTTGGACATCGTTGAAAGGACCAAAGAATACGCCCAAGAGATTACCGCTACGTCGCCGATGAAAAACGAGGTCATTAACATGATTAACCGTAAGCGAGCGCAATACCCTCCTCTTACCTTGCTGCTGCCGTTTGTTAACACTCCGGCCAATATCCTGCAATTCGGACTACAACGAACTCCCTTTGGAGCGATGGCGGAACTGGTTCCACGTCTTGCCGGTAAAGCCGCAGAACGACGGGCGGCCGTAGCAGCCATGAGTCCTATCCAAAGAGCGGAGTTCAGCGGACGTCTCGCAACTGCATCCGCTGGAGGCACTACCCTGCTCTACTACGCTTACCTTAACCAAGATAAGATCACCGGCAGTGGACCTCGTAACCCTGATGAAAGAAAAGCCTTAGAAGCCACAGGGTGGAAACCCAATTCCTTTATCTTTGGCGATGAGGATAACCCTACGTATGTCAGCTATCAGCGCTTGGACCCGTGGGCTACCATGATTGGCATCGCCGCCGATATTGCCACCTTTGGTGCGTCGAACCCAGACTTGGAACCAGGATCGATGGATGCTGTTGGATCTCTGATGTTTACGATCTCTGAAGGCATCACCGATAAATCCTTCCTGCGTGGATTGAATAACGTAATTAACATGGTCCAACAACCTGAGGTTTACTTCGGTAAAGGGGTTCGCGATGTTGTGAGTGGCTTGACCGTTCCACAGTCTCTCGCGCAGATGAAGAACCTAGGAGAGGCTGAAGTGCTTCTGCGTGAATCGCGCACTGTTGTTGATGCTATCCTTCGAAAAATGCCGATTGCAGAAGAATTTGTAGCGCCGAAACGCACCTTCCTCGGGGAAGCTATCTATAAGCAAAACCCTCTTGGATTACTTGGTGTGATGAACCCCGTCTACATCTCGAGCAAAAAGAACGATAGTGTCGATAAGACGATCCTCGAGTTGATCCACGGGTTCGGAATGCCCTCCGCAAACTACCTCAACCACAAGGACACTGACATGCGTCAGTTCTATAACGAAGAAGGGCGACAAGCCTACGACCGTTACATGGAACTCAGTTCGGAGGTTAAGATTAACGGTCGCACCATGCGCGATTCTTTAAAAGGACTTGTCAATTCCCGACAGTTCAAAGCCATTGCTAAAACGGTGGACGATGCAGGAGGTTCCTCAACATTAACATCTCAAGATCCTCGTATCGGTTTAATGAACAAAACCATGAGTCAATATAGACTGAAGGCGAAGAGCTTAGTCATACAGGAATTTCCCGAGCTTCTCAAGACATTGAAGACTTTGTCTCAACAGAAACGAGATATCCAAAAGTCCGCGATGCAAGAATTTAATAACCCTATCCCAACCCAATAAAAACCCATGCCTGACACAAGTGGACTATCCTTCTATCTATCAATCGACCCGACCAGTAAATCAATTACCTATGGTTTTGACGTATTAAGTGCTGACGA